TTGCCAAGATGTCGGCGAGCCGCCGCGAGGCTATCGGTTGTAGGTTTTGCAAAGGTTTCAGCCCGAAACGCCGTTTAGCGCAGCAACAACGCACTCTTGCAATAAACAAGCCCGAGTTTGCCACAACCCCAAAGGTAGCCTGAAAACCAGTCCAGCCAAGCAAACACCATTCAACCCCGTTTTCAGGCTGCCTCATCCCGCAAAAAGGAATCCCCATGACCGACCCCGTCCGCCTATCCAAACGCATGGCAGAACTCGGCATCTGCTCACGCCGCGAAGCCGATAGCTACATAGAAAAAGGCTGGGTGCGCGTAAACGGCATCCCCGCCGTGCTCGGGCAAAAAGTCAGCCCCGCCGACCGCATAGACCTCAACAAACAAGCCCACGAACAACAAGCCAACCGCGTAACCATTTTGCTGAACAAACCCGTCGGCTTCGTGAGCGGGCAGCCTGAAAAAGACTACCGCGCCGCCGTAGAACTCATCACCGCCGAAAACCAATGGGAAGGCGACACTAGCCGCATCGCCTTCCACCCCAGCCACACCCGCAACCTTGCCCCCGCAGGCAGGCTGGACATCGATTCGGTTGGCTTGCTGGTGCTCACCCAAGACGGGCGCATCGCCAAACAGCTCATCGGCGACAACGGCAATAGCGAAAAAGAATACCTTGTGCGCGTGAAAGGCAGCCTGAAAGAAAACGGGCTTGCCCTGCTGAACCACGGATTAAGCCTGGACGGCGAAAAACTGCGCCCCGCCCAAGTAAGCTGGCAAAACCAAGACCAGCTGCGCTTCGTGTTGAAACAAGGAAAAAAACGCCAAATCCGCCGCATGTGCGAACTGGTGGGGCTGCGCGTGGTCGGCTTAAAACGCATCCGCGTCGGGCGCATCAAACTGGGCGCACTGCCGCAGGGAAAATGGCGCTATCTACAAGCGAACGAACGCTTTTAACCGCGCCGCCTACACCCCGTCCCGCCGCCAAAAACCGCTTGCAATTCTGCCGCAAAACCGTATAATCCGCACTTTCACACGAAACGCGGATGTGGCGAAATTGGTAGACGCACCAGATTTAGGTTCTGGCGCCGCAAGGTGTGAGAGTTCGAGTCTCTCCATCCGCACCAAGATATTTAATATAAACAATAATTTGCAAGTAGCTTGGTGTAAGTTTGGTGCAAATGCATTTTTCAGTAAAAGGAGCATTCAAGATGGAATGCTCCTTTTTTCATACTGCCGCGCGCTTTTCTTTGTTTCGTTCCAGCCATATCATCACTTCACTTTGTTTCCACCAAAATTTACGTTTGGATATGGCGATACGACCGGGGAAATCAGGACGAATAGCATAACGCTCTAAAAAAGTTCGCTTGGAAAGGCCAAGCATCTTGGCAACGTCTTCCGCCGTCAATAATTCATCATTGGTCTCGGATTGTTTCATTCTTGCTCCTTCAAATTTTCAAATCAACTCTTTCATAAAATCAACTCTTTCATAAGCTGCGCGGCAATCTTGGCTTCGCGCGCTTCCAAGCTGCGGGCAACGCAAATGCCCGTTTGCTGCTCAGATTGCCGGCATAGTTCGCGGGCGTAGTTGGCGGCGTTGCGGATGCTTTGTGGGTCGCCCCATTTTTGCCATTGTGGGTTGCGCAAGTCGGGGATGCTTTGGGCGCGTTGGATGCCTATGCTTTTATCGTCTGATTCGGCGATGCGGTACAGACGCTCGCTGGCATCTAGCACGGCTTGGCGCAGTTCGTTTTCTTTGATTTGATAACGTTTGGCGCACGCGCGCAGGCTTTCGCCTTGGATGATGGCAAGCAGGCTTGCTTGCACGGCTTCGGGCATTTCGTATAAGCTGACTATTTGGTCGCGGATTTCTGTGCCGACCTGGTGGCAGAAAATCGTGGCAGCGGTTTTTTTATTTACGAGTTGCAGTGCGCCATAGATGATGTAGCTTAGTTCTTTGAGCGGGGATAGCACGGCGCGGCGTTGGTTGGGGGATTGCTCGCGGGTGGTTATCTCGTTGTCTATGGCGGCGACGGCTTGGTCTAGGATGTCCAGCCAGTAGCTGCGGCGCGGGTTTTGATACAGCCCCCAAATTATGCAGATGTAGCGGATGCAGAATATTAGCCGTTCAAAGCTGGCGCGGTTGGCGTTGATGTTGCGGCAGTAAACGAGGTCGTTGTAGTAGCCCCAGAATTTGCGGCTTTCTGCGTCGATTTGTTCAAAGGTGTATTGCTCGCCGTGGGATTGCTGTTGGCGCAATGTGGTGATGGTTTTTTGTGCTAGGCTTTGGCTGCGCTGGATGGGTTTTTTGTAGGCGCGGTCTATCGCTTTGCTTTTTTTGGCTTTGCGCTGGGCGGCGAGTATTTGGGATGCGCTGGGGGATTTCATGGGGTGTCCTTTCAGGCTGCCTTGGGTGGTTCGGTCAGGGGTTGCCAGTGTGTAATTGTTTCGCTAAGCGCTGCTGTTTCCCAATTCCACCTTTCTTCGTGATATTTTGTCTCAATGCGCGTTGCAAAACCAAATACACCATCCGTCCACACAACCAACACTTCTTTGTTCAATTCAGGCAGCTTATCTTCCACGCTTATCCATGCGGATTGTTCGGCGCGGGCTTGCCAGCCTTCCCATTTGTACTGTGTACCAAGGCGGCTGTATTCGTCGCCCACTCGTTCCGTTTTCGGGTTGGTTGGATACAGTTCAGCCATCCACGCCTCAAACGCGGCGCG